GCATCCGCACGACCTCGACGGTGAACCCCGTCGTGAACTCGCACAGCACGGTCTGCGGGTCAATCCGGTCCAGCTCGGACTCGGGCACGGCGCCATCCGGCATACGGGCCTCCCAGGGCCTCTAGGGTGCGATGCCGGGTCAATCGGCGGAAGCTAGACGACCGTGCCGCCACCGCCGCCGAACGGCTCGGCGACGAAGGCACCGGTCTGCGCGCCCGGCCAGGAGACCAGGCGGCCGATGGACATGCCCGCGGTGGCCGAGGTGCCGCCGTAGGAGGCAGGCAGCGACGCGCCGACCTCGTTGACGGTGGAGAACAGTGCCCGCCCGGCGATGGAGCAGCTCAGGCCCGTCTTGTAGCTCGGCCCGGTGAAGTTGAACGGCTGGAACTGCACGCGGTAGAGCACGAAGTCCAGCGTGCGGACCTGTCCGCCGGCGTCCTTGGACGGCACCCGGATGGCCAGCGGCTGCGTGACCTGGTTCATCGAGTTCAGCGTCCACAGCGGGATGGCGTAGTAGTCCGAGCCCGCGATGCCGGAGGACGTGACCTGGGTCCCGGTGATGTAGGCGATCGTGGAGAACGGGATGTACCCTTCCTCGATCGTCACGTTGGCGAAGTTGATCCAGAAGTGCTCGGAGAGCACAACGTCGTCGCCGGTGTTCTCGAAGTTGCCCTGGTCAGTCGAGATCGTGCCGTTCCTGACCCCGTAGACCGTGGCGCCTTCCGCGCCCGTGGTCCCGCTCAGGATGGCGGCGTGCGAGAGGCTGAAGCCCTCGAACGGGGTGCCAGCGTAGCTGTTGCTGAGAGTTGCCATGCTCACGGCGCCTTCCCTGTACGACCTCTGGTCTGCAGGTCTAATCGGCGGGCGCTTACTTGTAGATGGCCGCGCAGTTCTCCGGGGCGAACGTCTTGTCGACGTAGTTCAGCAGCTGCTTCTCCTGGAGGGTCTTCACGCCGCCGGTCAGCTGGAACAGGTAGCCCCACAGCGCCCGCTGCTCGATCCGGGACTGGTTGGTGATCGAGCAGGCCGCCAGCTGCGACTGGTGCAGCGTGGACCCCTGACTCAGGGCGGACAGCGACAGCAGCGTGACGATGATGGTCAGCGCCACGTCCAGGAAGATGGAGACAGCCAGGCCGATAGCCAGCCGGCGGGTGTTCTTGGACGACTCCGCGACCGCCTGCAGCCGGCGGGAGACATCGCCCAGCGCGTGGCTGACCTCCTCCATCCGGGCCAGCACGGCCTCGGGCAGGGCACCCTCAGGCACGGCCTCGTCCGGCGCCATCGTCCCCCTCCTGTATCGAGTCGCGCAGCCTCGCCGAGGCTTGCTGAACCGACAGCTGCAGCTCAGCAGTCAGTTCGCCTGCAGCGCGAAGAAGGTTGTCTATTTCGGCATCTCGTTCCGTCAAATCGGTGAGCGCGTCCTGGTGCTCAGTGGCTGTCCGCTCTGTCCGCCGACGCCGCCGCAATGCCATGGCCGCCTCCCTCCAGGTCGTCCCTGATGCCCCGGACAATGCCGACGATCTCGGTCGTGGCCCCGGTAAGGTCCTGAACCAGCTGGTTGACTGACGACAGCACCGGCAGCACCTGCTCGGTGTAGGCAGCAATGAGCTTGTCGCGCTGCTCCTCAGCCCGCTCCTTCTCCGTCAGCAGCATGGCCCGCATGTCCTGGGACTGCTGCCACAGGACGGCGGCCTCGCTGGTCGCTACCTTGCCGCTGCCCGAGCGCCTGGAGTTGAGGTAAGTAGCCAGCCCAGTCGCGGCGCCGACGAGCACCACGACGACCGCGGCGAGAACAGTGAGCAGATCGGAGGAACTCACCGGAGTCAGCCCTCCTCAACAGGGTTCTCCACTGCGTCGGCCTCAACCTGGCGGAGCTGGTACAGCCGGTCGGCCAGGATCTGCTCCAGCTCCGTCGCGCGCGTCTCCGCGGCGGCAAGGGCGTCCAGGTCACGCGGGTCCGGTGCCTGGCCTCTCGCCTTGCTGAGGTCCACCACCCGGCGCAGCACCGTCAGCATCGCGCGAGTCTGGTCAAGCTCGGACTGCCGGGCGGCCGTCATGTCCGAGTTGACCAGCGTGTGAATGCTCTGTGCCTGGGCGTTAATCAGGTCCAGCTTCGCGCTGGCCCGGTCATCCCGGATTGCCATGGCCTGAGCCATATCCCGCTGCACCGCGAGCATGGCGGCGGCCGTCTCCGCAGCCACCGCCGCTATCCTGTCCTGCCGCTGGTAGTCAGCCTGCAGGTCCTCCCGGTGCATCTGCTCGGAGCGGCGCACGAGGATGAGAGGCGCGGTCACGGAAGTGAAGACCGCCACCAGCGCGATGACCGCCAGGCTGAGAATGCTGGCCGCATCCACGGAGCTACACGTACCTCATGTCTGACAGCAGCGCCTGCAGGTCCAGGCCCTCGACGGTGGTGCCGTTCACGCGCACCCAGTCCTCGGTCACCACGGCCCAGGCCTCCTCGGCCGCGTTGGCCTGGAAGTTGGCAGTCGCCTTCTCCAGTGCGCCCCAGGTGACGTACTCATACGGCACGTCCGCATCGCCGAACCGCTGCTGCAGGCAGATGGCGTGCCCGCCCACGATCTGGTCACCGGGAGTCCAGTCCCAGGGCTGCCCCTCGGAGAACTCGCTCTCCATCGACTGCTGCACGTTGATGCCGACGTACACCGTGCCGAACACGTCAAGCACCTGGCCGAGCAGCGTGGCGTCCGCCGGGTTGCCGAACGCCGCGTAGCCGAGCACCTTGTGCACCTTGCCGGTGGTGTCGATGATGCCGGCTGCCTTCTGGTCGGCCAGCACCTGGCTCATCACGCAGCCCTGGTCGGTGCTCGGGTCGTCCGGGTTGTAGCCGCCGACCCGCGAGTACACCGCCTGGATGGTGGCGTCGTCGAACAGCGCCTCGACCCCCGAGCCGTACTGCGACCAGGCGCCGTACATGTGCCCGATGGCCGCGATGGTGCAGTCGCCGAGCTGGTCGTTCAGGTACATGGGCCAGCTGGGCACCTCGGTGGCCCGGTCGACGTCATCGGTGAGCGGGACCGGCGGCAGCCCGGCGCGGCTGAGCGCGGACCGCGGGTCCAGGTAGCGCTCCAGGGTCAGCCGCGGCGCCGAGTGGTCCATCGGGAGCCGGCCGTACTTTCCTGCCTGCCTTGGCATGCTGCCTCCAGACACGATGAAGGGCGGGTCCCGGTTGGAAACCCGCCCTTCGAATCGGCCTCAGCAGCGCCCGGCGTACAGCCCCTCGGTGTAGGTGGTCCAGGCGTCCCAGTTCGTGCCGTCATCGGACAGGATGATCGCGGACCTGGCATTGCCCAGGGCGTTGTAGGTGGCCAGTGAGCCGTTGGAGGCATTGATCTGCCAGTACCCGAGGTCGTCGGTCGGGGACAGCGCGTACTGGTTGCCGCCGGACTCCGCCATGGCAATCTCCGCCGCCATGAACGCGTGCTCCGGGTTCCCCCCGGCCGCGTCCCACAGGCCCTCCAGGCCCGAGCAGCTGAGCGTGCCGCCGCCGGCTGAGCCCGGTTCGGGCTGCTGCGCTTGCGGCTGCACGTTCCCCTGCACGGACGCCACGAGACGGACGGGGGGAGCCGGCGGCGCGGGGGGCTCCAGCCGCACCCGGGCCAGCAGGGTGGCCGCCGCGTGGCAGGCCACCTTGAGTACGTCGCCTGCCGAGATCTGGTCCGCGTACCTGATGTGGTTGTTCACGGCCAGCGCCCGGAAGTCCGCCGGGTTCCCGCACTCCTCGCGCGCGATGCCGATCAGCGTGTTCCCCGGCTCGATGCGGTAGGTCACGGGGCCGGCCTGCAGCACCGGCCGCGTGCGGGGCAGCGCGACGTGCAGCACGTGCGCGTCGTTGCCCGTGTCGAGAGCCAGCCGCGGCGGCTGCGCGGCGGCAGGCGCGCCGCCCGGCAGGACGACGGCCGTGCTGATGGCCGCTGCGCTCGCGACGGCGGCAGAGGCAAGGTAAGCAGGACGGCGCCGGGCAGGCGCGCGGTGCTTGGGTTCAGGCATGAGAGCATCTCCCGGCCGCGCGGGAGCGTTCCGGTACCGGCTTCCGGCAGGCGCTCCAGGGTCAGGGGAGTGCCGCGGTGTCTCCCGCCGGCATGTCAGCGGGCCGGCACCCCAGGAACCTAACAGCGGCATCCGGCCTGTCGCAGGTAAACCTGTAAAGAGCGCGGTCAGCCGCGCTTCCAGCAGCCTGGCCAGGTCGCCGGGCTTTACGTAGCCCTCCCATCGGGTGTCGTCGAACAGCTGCACGCCGTTGGCCATGAAGTCGGCGGTGACGAACCACGAGCAGATCATGTGGCCGGTCGACTTTATGTAGCTGCGCAGCCCGGGGAACGGGATGTGCAGGGCGTGCAGGAGCAAGGCCCCGTAGTCCATGAACGAGTAGCTGACGTCCTGGTGAGCCAGCGCCCACGCCACGATCCCCGCGCGCTGCGCAGGGGTCAGCTCGATGAGCCCCGAGGACCACAGCGAGCCCGGCAGCTGCGCCGGGGGGCAGGGCAGCGCCCGCTTGCCGTGTCCGCCGGGGTACATGCTGACGGTGTAGCCGTGCGGTCCTGCCTCGTCGGCCTGCCCGGTGTAAATCTCGGTGTGGTCGTAGAACTGGAACCGGTCACCGTCCAGCCACTGCCCGATGGTGATGCCGATGCCGACCGGGCCGCTGATGGGGACGCACACGAAGTCACCGGGCTGCGGTTCGGCCATCACGATAGGGGCTGGCCAGTCCTCGCGCTTGGTCACGAGGACTTAATCGGGCCGGCGGTACTCCCCCAGCAGCCACTCCACGCCCGCCACCCAGCCCTTGATGTCGCTGCATGCGCCGCCGTCCTCCGGAAAGAACCGGTGCCACAGGTGGCGGCGCAGCCGCTTGCTGCGCCCGATGATGACGCTGCCCTCGGCATGCGGCTGGCCCAGCCAGATGATGTACCACTCGGCGGGCTGCTTACTGCCGTCCCGCTCCCGGTGCACACCGTCCGGGACGAACCGCATGCCCGGCATTAACTGGCCTTCAGCTGCCCCGGCACGAACTCGGCGACCCGGGCCAGTGCCTCAGCCTCCTTGCCCTGCTCGTGCAGCGCGAACCCCTCAACGAGCTTGACCGGGTACGTCATGTTGCCGGCCGGCCCCAGCCACGCGGGCCGCGACGGGTCTCTCTTGCTCACCAGCCCGAGACTGTCCGACCACGCCCGGAGCCGCGCCCACCACTCCCGGCGCTCGGTGCTGTTCACCCCGCCAGGCGGCCCCAGCCTGCTCATCGGGACCTTCCCGGACTGCTGCTCCGGGCGGGCGCGGGCTCCCAGTGCCTCGGTAACGCGCCCCGACGAGAGCCACGGACTCAGGTCTTCCAGCAGGGCCGTGCAGTTGCCGTCGCTCAGGTCCAGCTCGCGCGCATCGCCGCGGAGCGGCGTCCCGTCCAGCGGGATAACCTCCAGCACCAGCCGGACCGTGCACGTGGCGAGGACGTCCGGCTTCCCCTGCCGGGCTTCCCTGTCATCGAAAAGCACCAGCTTCCTCATGACGCACCACTGAACTTCAGCACCGGCGCCGCCGGAGCCGCAGCTTCCTCGTCCGCCGCGGTACGCGCCGCGGCCCGCTCCAGCTGAGCGGCGGTGTCGTCCGCCCCGCGACGGCGGTACAGCTCCTGCCGGATACGCCGCTTGCCCCGCTTGTAGCCCTGCGGGATGGTCACCCACTCCCGGTCGTAGACAATGCGGGACACCGCGAACGGGTCCATCGTGCCGCCTGCCAGCGTGTCGGTAATGCGCCAGGCAAGCCCGCACTTGACGCACGGCTCCTCGATCCGGAACACCCCGCGCCGCTGCGGCCAGGCCCGCACCACATCCGGCCACGACTCGCCCGGCATCACCTCGTCCAGTGCCCACCGGTGCCAGCCGGTCCGGCACAGCACCTCAAGGTCCGGCATCTCGTTGAGGATGCCGGTCAGTTCCTGGTCCTCAGTCCTGCGCACGGGAACTGAGCGCAGCCTCCTGCCACTTGCTCTTGCCATCGGCCTAACCTCCCGCAGCAGAGACTAGCCTTTAATCACATCCCCGTCCGTGAGAGTCTCGACGAGTTCCCCGGCGAGGTTGTACCGGTGCAGCACCCGCCGCACCCGGTAGCCTGCCTTGCGCAGCCGGTACCGGCAGTCCTCGCATGCCAGCTCGATGAGGTTGTCAGGCTGCACGAACGACGGCATCTCCCCGGAAATCCGCAGCTTCAGCAGCAGCCGGCCGGGGCGGCAGAAGCCGTCCGGCAGCTCCTCGCCGACCGGGCAGCGGACCTCGACCTCTTTCGTGTCGTCGCCGGCCACCGTCACCCTCGCTGCCAGCCGGCCGGCATGAACGGGTGACCCTGCTCCTCCTCACGACGACACGCGAACGCCTTCGCGGCGACCTCGGGACCGGGGCCGGTCACCTCGTCCCCGATGCGGCGGAACAGCCGCTCGATGACCGAGGTCCAGTCGCACATCACCGGGATGGTCTGCGCTGCCAGCATGCCCTTGCGCCGGGCCTCCTCGCGGTGCGTGTAGATGTGCCAGATGACGTCCTTCAGGTGCTCCACCGACACCCGGGCGTCGTGCGCCCCCCACGGGACCCGCTCGAACGTCGGCGCCAGCGTGTAGTCCAGCGGGTAGGCGTAGTCGCCGCTCAGCCACTGCGTGTGGCCGCCGAAGTTAGTCGCCGCCACCACTCCGCCGGTAGTCATCATCTCCAGGGCCGGCAGGTTCTTGCCCTCGCCGCGGCTCGGCGCCAGCAGGCAGTGCCCGGACGCGTAGAACTGGTCCAGCGTGGGCTTGTCGAACGCCTCGATGAAGACGCGGATCTTCTGCGCCTTGAAAGGCTCGTTCAGCTCGGGGAACACCTTGCCCGGCATGTTGGTGTGCAGCGCCAGCGTCGCGCCCTCGAAGTCGGGCTGCTCGAACTTCAGCTCGTTGAACGCCTGGATGGCCGTCCAGGGAGCCTTCCGGTCGTTCAGCGCGCCGTGCATGATGAAGCCGAACCGGTCGCCGTGCCAGTCGCGCTCGGTCTCTTTCCATTCTGCGGAATCGAAACCGCCCTGCAGCACGCCGCGGTGCACGTGCCTGGGGATGTACGGCTCCAGCGCGGCCAGCGACACCTCGTCGTAACCGAGCACCAGGTCATACCATTGCAGCCGCTTGCGCAGCGTGGAGCGGCCCTCGCAGTGCGGCACCAGCCCGGACACGCCCTTGCCGTCCTTGCCGGGGCCGCCGGCGAACTCCCACATGGTCCAGGCGACTGCCACCCGGCTCAGCTGCCGGGCCTCCCGGGTGACCGACAGGTGCGTCGGGTCCCAGTGGTTGATGAGGAGGTCGAACGGGGCCTTCAGCTCGCGGGAGAAGATGTGCAGCAGGTCGCGCGGGATGGGCGTGTCCACCCACTGCGGCTGGGCGTACACCTCGCAGCCCCACCGGTCCAGCGCCCGCAGGATGCCGAACCCGTCCTTGCCGTACCCGCTGTACTCGGAAAACGGGCTCTTGACGATGACCCTCAACGGCTGCCCTGAGACCACGCCACCCTCCCCTACCTGCCGTCAGACCTGCAGCGCGAGCCAGGCACCAGCGGGGCGGGACACGACTCAGCCGGACTATTCTGCTGCATCGGACCACCCGCTGGTGGCCACTCCGTAGTAAGCGATCCCTCTTTGCAACCCGTCACCGTCTGTCACGGGAGCGAACACGATATCCGTCAGCAGCTGGCACCCGACAGTCACCAGGTCTCCCCACAGCACCGTGTCCGGGTCGGTGCGCTGCAGCCGGAACTGCGCCGCGGCGAACACCGCCAGCCCGCGGTTGCTCGTGATGGAGGACGAATCGGTGATGTTGCCGCTGCCGTCCCGGTTGGGGTCAATCCAGACGTCGGTCCGCAGCCGGCGGAACCGCAGCGTGCCGCCGGCCGGGGGTACCTCCCAGCCGCCGAAGTCGCTGCAGACGATGGCCGCCGCGGAGGTTCCCTTCAGCCGCGTGAGCACGCCCGGGTTCCCGTCCAGCTGCCTGGTGTCGGAGAACAGCCAGGGCTTGCCCGCGTTCGGGGTCACCGGGTCGCCGAGCGGGAACGACCCGATGAGC